TACAATCAAGATATCTTTACCGACCATGAGTTTTGGGTTATAGATAATAACTCTTGCCAACAGACAAAGGATGTGCTAAAGTTATGGGCAGAGGATGGTTACATTAACCTTATCACAAACGAGCAGAACATTGGAACGGCAGAAGCAATTAACCTCGCTTGGAAGCATAGAAAGATTGGTCAGCATTGTATTAAGATGGATAACGATGTTACCATTAACTACAATGATTGGGTTAAGGAGATGGCAGATGCAATACAAAGAGAAGCAAGGATAGGAATTGTTGGTTTAAAGCGTAAGGATTGTTGGGAAGAACCAAACCATGCCTTGCCTGATTGGAGAAGCGAATTGATAATGCTACCACACTTTGCAGGTCAGCGTTGGATTATAGTTGAAAAGTGCCATCACATTATCGGTACTTGCCAAATGTATTCATCCGCTTTGCTTGATAAAATAGGGTATCTTTGCCAACCTAACCTATACGGTTATGATGATGTTCTTGCATCGCATAGGTCAACAGTTGCAGGGATGTGGAACGTATTTCTTCCTCACATTGAGATTGAGCATATTGACAAAGGGGAAACGGAATATCAAACATGGAAAGAGAAACATAGTTCGGAGGTAACGCAACAGGTTATTAAAATGACCCATGAATATTATCACGGAACAAGACCAATCTACTACAATCCTTTTCAATGAAAGTAATCGTATCACTTGACAATCCGAATCACCCAGGGTGGTTAAAGTTAGAGGAATCTCTAAAGCAACACGGATGGTCTTATCATACAATAGTAAAAGAGTGGCAAGGGTTCGGCACTAAGATAATAGGACTTTATGAGTACCTATGCTCAACAGATACGGATGAGTTCATCTACCTTGATGCTTATGATAATTATTGCATATCCAACCCCGATGAATTCAACTATAAGCACAGAGGACAAAGCGGTCTGATAATCAGTTCGGAGAAAGGATGCTATCCCGATGTACATAATATGGGCAAGTTTCCCGTTGTTAATCACGAATGGAAGTTCCTAAACAGTGGGCAGATTTACGGAAACAAAAAAGACTTCCTTGATATCTACCATAGCAATCCTCCAAAGTATGAAGATGATGACCAACGTTGGTACACGGACCGTTTCCTTGCAATGCCTGACAAGATAGGACTTGATTATTGCAATATATTCCAATCCGTTGCGTTTGAAGTTGAAGGCGACTTCACCCTAACTTACAACAGACTTTATAACAACAAGACCCACACCTTCCCAATGTTCATTCACGGGAACGGGAAAACCGATATGACTAAATTTTACCAACTATGATGGAATGGATAGTTAAAGAATATACAGACAAGGTCAACGCTGACCAAGAACTCAAAGAGTATCGGGACTGGATAGAAGCAAACGCATTCGGATTCGGTGAAAGGTGCTTCCTTTGGATGTGGAATGAGATTGTAGCAAAGATGCCACAAGAGTTTACCTTTATGGAGATAGGGGTATTCCGTGGGCAGATTCTCGGACTTATTAAAATACTTGCGGACCGACACGGCAAGAAGGTTAGGCGAATAGGAATCACTCCTCTTGATATGTCCGATGGGCATTGGGAAAGTGATTACGAAGCAGACATCAAGAAACTACACGATACCTTTAAGATTGCCAATGATTACGAACTAATCACACTTGATTCAACTAATCCCATTGCGGTAAATCTTGCATCACAGAATCCTCCTGATGTCCTTTACATAGATGGAGGACATACTTATGAGGTGGTAATGGCAGACCTCAAGAACTATCTTCCAATCCTAAAGGTAAGCGGTACACTGGTAATAGATGACTGCAACAATGCAATACCAATGCCGTGGGGTTACTTCGCAGGTATACAATCCGTATCAAATGCAGTAGACCAATTCCTCCCAAGAGAAGGGCAAACAGAACATTGGAAGCATGAACTGAACTTAGTACACAATAGGGTACTTACAAAATTAAAATAAGATGGCAGCAGCAAAAGGAAATCAATATTATAAAAATAGGGAGAAGGATGGTAGACCGAAAGCAATAGAATCACCCGAAGTCATGTATCAACTCTTCCAAGAGTATTGCGAACACACCAAAGCAAATCCAATCAAGGTTAAAGATTGGGTCGGGGGAATGGCGAAACCAGTTGTAAGGGAAAAGGAGATTCCATACACCCTTGAAGGGTTTGAGATATATTGCTTTAAGCAAGGGATTATATCGGATTTGGGCAAATATTTTGCCAATTCGGATGGAGCATACGAAGAATTCCGTACCATCTGCTCTAATATAAGGAGAATAATTAGAGAGGACCAAATCAAGGGAGGTATGGCGGGAATCTATAACCCATCAATCACACAACGTTTGAACAACTTGGTAGAGAAGACCGAGAACAAGCATGAGGTTTCTGAAATAAAAATCACCCGTGACCGTTAATGTAAAACTACATAACCCACACGATGCCCAAAGAAAGGTCATAGATTGCGATAAAAGGTTTATTGTGATGATGGCAGGGAGAAGGTTTGGTAAGTCCTTAATCAGTCAAACAATCGCCTTAGAAAGCGGTATTGAGGGCAAGAGGGTGGCATACATTACACCAACCTACCAACTCGGTAAGATATTCTTTCAAGAGTTGATTGAGATGCTACCTCTTGAAATCTACAAAAAGAATGAGGCAGACTTGGTGATTACTTTCATCACGGGTGGAACAATTAGATTCTTCACTGGTGAAAGGTTGGATAATCTCCGAGGTTTGAAGTTTCACCTTTGCATCATTGATGAGGCATCTTTCATCCCTAACCTTGAAGATGGTTGGTTGAATAGTATCAGACCTACCTTAACAGATTACAAGGGGAAGGCATTGTTCTTATCAACTCCAAAAGGTAAGAACTACTTTTACTCACTTTTTATGAAAGGGAACGGAGGGGAGGAAGATTGGCAATCGTTCAAGTTCAGCACCTATGACAATCCATACATAGACAAGAGTGAGGTTGATAGTGCAAGGATGCAACTTCCTGAAGTGGTCTTTGAGCAGGAATATATGGCAAACCCTGCCGAGAATGCTGCCAATCCTTTTGGGTCTGCTTACATAAGGCAATGCATCTTCCCGATGTCTAACAATCCTGTCGCTTGTTACGGCATAGACCTTGCCAAAGCGGTTGACTGGACTGTGGTAATAGGACTTGACAAGAATGGGTCTGTATGCCATTACGAACGCTTCCAAAGGGATTGGAGGCAAACTAAGGAGTATATCATCAACTTGCCTAAAGCACCTATTCTGATGGATTCTACGGGGGTAGGTGACCCTATATTTGAGGATATGCAAAGGGAGGGATTAGATGTGCAAGGGTATAAGTTTAGCAGTACAAGCAAACAGATGCTAATGGAGGGTCTTGCATCCGCTATTCACCAAAGGAAAATCACCTTCCCCCCTGGTCCTATTGTAGATGAACTTGAAATCTTTGAATATCAATACACCTCCTTTGGGGTAAAGTACTCCGCACCGCAGGGATTCCATGATGACTGCGTGGTTAGTCTTTCCCTTGCTTGGCAACACCTTCAAAAGAATGTGGGTAGTGGGAGGTATAGTTTCTTGTAGGGGGAAATAGGGGGAAATAGGGGGGAATTCGGGGGGAAACTACCAAACTAAAATATTTTTTAAAATAATTGAGAAAAAGTTTTGCAGTATTAAATTAGTTTGTATATTTGTGTAACAAATCACAACAAAAACAAAATCACATGAACGCACAAATCATTGACTTGAAAAAAAGAAACTATGTAAATATGATTTCAAGAAGCACCGAGTACACAGTTAACCAAGTATTGGATTTTGCTGAAAAAACTTTCGGCATTAGACCTGCTTCTGTTGAACGAGGTTCGTGTTTACCGGGAATTAATTTTGAGTATGTAGTTACTTATTGGGTTTACTTTGAATAGTCAACCATTATTTTGAAGATATTTTAAATTAATTTAATTATAATCAGGGAGGTTCGCCTCCCTTTTTTTTAAAAATATTTGCTAAAAAACTTGGTAATCTAAAATATTTAGTATTTTTGCTGAGTCAATCCGATTAGATAGTCGCAGATTTATTCGGGTTTGATTCATGCAACCCGCATAAATTAGACCCACCTGCTGCGACCAGTGTGGGTTCTTTTTTTAACTACCTTTGGATGATTGGGTCTTAACACGGGTTCACCCCAACTTTAGCACAAAAAGTAAATGAATGAACGTGTCATCTATGCTTAACAGTTCGCTTCGGTAACGGACTGGAGATGATAAGAACGGGATAAAAGTGGTAGTAATTACAATGATAACTACCGACAAGGATAACCAAAAAACCCGTTCTCCCTTCTTGGATAGGGGTGCATAGTTTGGCAATGATTGGGAGTGCATAAAGAATCCCAAGACATCAAGGGTATCCTTGGATAGACATTGTATTATCTTTAACTGAAATAAAAAGTATGCCAAACATAAACCTAATCAATGATGATTGTATGAATGTGATGAAGGGATATCCTGATAATCACTTTGACCTTGCAATAGTTGACCCTCCGTATGGGATAGACCTTGCAAACATGAATATGGGTGCAGGTAATTCAAAAAAATGCAGTAAGATTAAGAATAGGAAATGGGTTGCAAAGGACTGGGATTTAGAAACTCCTAAAAAAGAATATTTTGAAGAATTATTCAGAGTAAGCAAAAACCAAATGATTTGGGGTGGAAACTATTTTGATTTACCACCTTGTAAATTTTATGTCATTTGGGATAAGGAAATACCTGATGGGATGAGTTTTGCAGATTGTGAGATGTGTTGGACTTCATTAAATAAAGCACCAAGAATCTTTAGACATTCAGCATATTTAGATAAGAAAAATAAATTCCATCCTACTCAAAAACCTATCAAACTTTACAAATGGTTGCTGAACAATTACGCAAAAGAAGGAGACAAGATTTTAGATACCCATTTGGGTAGTGGTAGCATTGCCATTGCTTGTCACGATTACGGGTATGATTTAGTAGGTGTTGAATTAGATAAAGAATATTACAATAGTGCTATAAAAAGATTCAATAACCACACAATGCAACAATCATTGTTTTAGGACACTTACTCACATTTAAACTATTTAAAGTATATGAATTGGTC